CTGGCCTGACCTCATTAGATGTCGAGTCCCGGTAGTACCTTTTCAAACAATAAAAACTTCTTTACACGTAGTATTATATATGTAAACAACTAATATTTATATATTATTATATATCATATATTTGTATACATATCATACATTATTTAATAATTAAATAAATAATAATAGCCATAATAACATACTTAACATAGTATATATAGTATGTCAACACTAATGATTATAAACTATTGATATATATAGATAATTGTGCTATACATATAATAATAAATATATTGATTTATAATATATATGTGATTATTAATAGCATAATACATGCTATAATACATTGATTATTATATAATTGTGATTTATGAATCCAGCAAACAAACAGTATGCAAACCGTAGCAGGTCATCCCCATTGCAGTAGGGCTGTTGATATGAAATTATTCATGACCACTATTTAATGCAATAGTTAATTACTCATGCATATACAACATAATGGTTTTATTGATCAAAATAGCGTATACATATTGTGTACTATGTGGCTAGGGTAGTATAAATAGCATATTAAAACTACATATTATACTATTCGTAGTCTCGAACCGTCAGAAATATGGGCTCTCGCGGTATACCTGAATCGGTGCATTCGTTTTGTTGTCCATTTTCTACCTCGCTGAATATTGTTTTAGTATTTGATCCCTATACTGCTGATATGCCGATTTTGTTACTATTCTGGTTCCGCCATGACCTAAATATTTTTCTGAAAATAGGCAGGGACTCATTGTGTATTTTTGCCTGCCGCTCCCCCCTTCTGGGTTAATCTCGATCGACACACCAAATGCTGGCGACTGCATTATTTTTGTTACCGTGCCAAAATGGGGATTATTGGCCATGTCTCCGCCGTTATATATTTCTGTGCCTATCCTGATGACACCTGCAGGGGAGTTGCAAAAATCGATCTCTATTTGTTCATAATTTGATTTATTCATTTTTCTTCTCCTAGTTGATTGTTTTGAACACTATTACTCACTCATTACATATATAATATAACATAATCACATTGTGAAAATAATCCTTGTACACAACGACATTATGTTGTATATTACTATCACACAGGGCGAGGCGCCCACAGGCTGCGGACCTGATAACCGCCAAACTCTAACACTGGAGGACGTATGTTTTATCTGATTCATCATTCTGACATAGGGCCGAACGACCGCGACAGCAGCGGAAACTACAAACCCGAATGCGGCCACATGGAAATAACGACAGTTCCTGGCCGTAAAAATATGAGTCACGAAATTTGTACCGATGGGTGGCTCGGATCATGTAACGATAATTCATCTACAGCCTATGGCGAATACGATACTATCGAGGATGCTCGCGCAGAGGCAGCAGACCGAGGGTACACTGTAGAGGCAGACTACTACGATGAGGATATCACAGTATGCGACTGTGATCTGACCGACGATGACGGAAACGATGTAGAGTGCGATTGCAGCGCCGACGGCACTAGAGAAATATGGTATGCCCCCGTCGACAAAATGGATCAGTGGGATACGGACGACTATTTTTACGCTGTTCAGAGCGAAATAACCGCCGAAATGTCCGACGTCGAACTGGCCGACTGGGTTTCAAAAAATGAAACAGAGGCGAAAAACGAAAACGTAAACCTTCATGGTGATGTTGAGGAGTGGGCAAATAAAATCCGTTTCGAGAAACGCCGCGAAAAAATCGAATCTGTTTTAGATGATCTCGATGAGGCGCTCACAGGCTGCGGACCTGATAACCGCCAAACTCTAACACTGGAGGACGTATGTTTTATCTGATTCATCATTCTGACATAGGGCCGAACGACCGCGACAGCAGCGGAAACTACAAACCCGAATGCGGCCACATGGAAATAACGACAGTTCCTGGCCGTAAAAATATGAGTCACGAAATTTGTACCGATGGGTGGCTCGGATCATGTAACGATAATTCATCTACAGCCTATGGCGAATACGATACTATCGAGGATGCTCGCGCAGAGGCAGCAGACCGAGGGTACACTGTAGAGGCAGACTACTACGATGAGGATATCACAGTATGCGACTGTGATCTGACCGACGATGACGGAAACGATGTAGAGTGCGATTGCAGCGCCGACGGCACTAGAGAAATATGGTATGCCCCCGTCGACAAAATGGATCAGTGGGATACGGACGACTATTTTTACGCTGTTCAGAGCGAAATAACCGCCGAAATGTCCGACGTCGAACTGGCCGACTGGGTTTCAAAAAATGAAACAGAGGCGAAAAACGAAAACGCAAACCTTCATGGTGATGTTGAGGAGTGGGCAAATAAAATCCGTTTCGAGAAACGCCGCGAAAAAATCGAATCTGTTTTAGATGATCTCGATACAGTAGATGGATATCGGAACGAATCGGGGGATAAATACGATCCCAATTATATTGTCAGGTTTGAAAATGGCCGCATTGCCTACCTGTCGTATAATTCCGATGGAAAAATGCAGTGGCGTCGATCTGATCTGGTTTCTACAGGGTTGTCGTTAGTCGCTCTCGGGATCGCCGAATGCAACCTCTACCGGAAAACAAAGCCGGTTGGCGGATACAACCCGCGCCGCCGCCCTATTGAACCGGCTACCGCCTACGATGCCGCCCGATGCGATGCAGTATCAAAAAACAATCGCACCGCCTGTCGTAGTGCTGCGGTAAAACAGTACCGGGAAGAGCTGAAAAAAGATTTTCTTCTCCATGCCGGTGAGTCGATAGAAAAAATCACTGCCTATAAATCAACATGGGAAAAAATTTCCGAACTCGAACGGCAGATTGCAGACCTGAAAAAAACATTGCCCGAATCAATACCGACTATTGAATATTTCAGCATGGCAACAAACTCGGCAGCATGTCGGTTGAATAATTTAGGTGCAGGAATGGATCAAAAAGAACTCGAACAGATCGTTTGTAAATAACTCACCGGGGCGGCAACGCCCCTCATCGGAGAACAATATGACATACTATGAACGCAATCGGGAAAAAATGCTCGCATATTCAAAAAAATACAAAAAAGACCATCCCGAGAAAACCAGGGAGAACGCCCTGCTATGGAGAAAGAAAAATCCCGATAAAATAAATCAATGGAAAAAATCTGATGTTCCGAAAGCGATAGCATACAGAAACAGGATCGAAGTGAAAAGATTAAAAAAAACAATCTTGAACTACGAAAAAAGGATTGTAGAGGTAAGAAAACGGATAGCAGAATTGTCTCAAGAAAACACCCAGAACCATTAACTATTGATAATTGTAAACCGATTTAGGATTAATCCTTTCCCCGCCGTTCTTGGTTGGTAATACTTCCGCTTCCTTGGGCGGGAGTTCCGGCAGGGATTTAGTACAGAGGGGTCGTTAGTACAAAAAGGGAAAATAAATGGAAACCAGAATCTACCTCCACGAAATTCGAATAATAGACCGGATGAAAATTGCAGGTATGATAAATAGATCAAAGTACAGGCGGCTCAAAAAAAAGGCGCTTGATCAATACATTGAATCGCTGATCAATGCGGCGGTTAAACGGGATGGAGAGAAATCATGAGCATTCCATACTGTGCTTCATGTATATACTGCGCCGAAAACTGTCTAACAACAGACCGTTGTATTAAATGTAAATCAGATTTACAGGACAAAGGTAAAAAGACCGGTTTTAAAAGTGGACACCATAGCACCTATATCAGCTATAATTACCGAAAATAACGCCGGAATTACCATTATCAACCGAATGACTGATTGTGGCTGTTTTCAACCTAAACAGGGAGTGGTTATGAACAAAACATCGTTTTCTGATACCGTAGATATTCCAACCGTCGAAGAACAGGTCATGGAAATTCAATGCGAACAACTCAAACAACAGCACGAAATAGAAAAAATAATAGAACACTCCGGGAATACTGATATCGCTGTTCATAAACTTATTGCTAAAATGGACGAAATGATCAAACGGTTTGAGGGTCGGTTCGATGCTGAAGAAATTGAAAAACTTTCAACAAGAGTATAATATGAACTCTGACTGGAATATTGCTATATCTAAAATACGCAAGTCAATTCGCAACTGGGCAATCAGGGGGGCGACGGGAAGAGTACGAATGATATTGAATAAGAACAAGCTTAAATTTATACTAAAAAGCAAATACAAATGAGAGAACTATTCGACCGCGCCCTTGAGTTTATTGTGGCGGGTGCATATATGGCACTAATAACACTAGTCGGGATAGTGTTGTTTAATTTTCTTGTCAAGATTATTTTATGAAAAAGAAACGCTGCTCTCATTTGTACACTAAAGGAAGGCGTGGTCCGATCTGTTTATGTATATCAAGGGAGCGTCCGCCCGGTAAAAATGTTTTTATCGATCCGAAAATCGACTGCCAAAAATGCTACTGGCATAACCGAAACGATCATTTCCATTTCGGTAAACTATCGGAGAAATAATGGAAAAACAGTATGGTTTTTTCGATGAAGATGGAATTTACCATCTGTACGGTCCCGAATATCACAGGTACATGAGTATCGGTCGCGGCGTTCATCCCGGCGTCACCCTGGCGTCAGTTGTCGCTCTCATTTTAATTGGAATCATTTACTGTAAAATACTTTTTTAAGGGAACAATATGCCAAAAATAACAGTTAATGGAAACGAAATAATATATCGTGTTGATCATGCTACACGCAGCAGTTGTCATCACCGGCCTATGGCCAATTTAATACTTACCGTAAAGATATGTGGCGATGAAATTACTGGAGAAAATTTCAGCGGCTATGAAGCTGAAAAGGTATGTGATCAAATTGAAAAAATAATAAATTCTTATGAAAACAATTAATAATTGCATTATATTAAATACTGTTTTAGCACTCTATTTAACAGTATCAACGATCAACGAAGGAGGTATTTTATGCGCTGCTATCCGTGATGTTGACGGCGCGGCTGTACAAAAATGTTTTGCATTGGAAAGAGATATAAAAAATTTGATAACCGAAGCCCGGCACAGAATTAGTACCCGCCGGGCTTTCTTTTTTTAACATAGAAATGAGGGAGTATGAAAATAGAAGTCGATGAAACTGGGGGTGAATTCAATTTTCATATGGAAGCTGAAACCATAAAAGACGCTGCTTTTGTGGCTCTGTTCGGGATGAATCATGCAATCTCATTTCCAGGAGTATGTGCATTTGCGAAGGACGATAAAATTACACTCGATCTTGTTTTTACAAAACTGGTCAAAGCGGATGGTTTTATCGAGAGAAAAAAATAAATGGCACTCCCGATAAAAGATACTCCGATTTTAACCGGCAAAGATGCGGCCAAATTTGCAGAAAAAGCAAAAACAGCTCACCTGCATCCGGTTTCAAAAAAGTGGTATCTCCGCGCGAAGAAAATTTATGATGAAATTAAAAAAAAGTATCCTGATTTTTAATTAAGAAATAATTCTCTTTTGCGCGGGAATTAGTTATATTAGAGTTGTATGCAAACAGCGACGGCAATCAAAAAACAAATTTCGTAATTCCCTCCCTTCGGCCACTATAGCCCCCTGTCATTCGTCGCTGTTTGCGTGGGGCCGCCGGAGGGATTTTAAGGTATTTCTATGGCCCGTCCTAAAAAGGAAGGCTTGGAGTATTTCCCGGTGAATGTTGATTTTGATGAAAAAATTGAAGCGATTGAATTGATGCATCACAACGATGGCCTTGTATGGGTTTTACGATTTTGGCAAAAAGCATATAAGACCATGACTGGATTAGTAGATTTCAACGGATTATTCGCCGAATTATTCGCGAATAAATGTCGAATAACCATCGAAAAACATCAAGAAATACTTAAAACGGCACTTTCAATCGATTTTTGCCATGAAGTTGAAACAAGTATTTATACATCAAACGGAATTCAGAAAAGAATTTCATCGGTTTCTAAGGACCGTGCCGACGCAATATTAAGACAGGAAGAAAAGAAAAAGAAGAGTAAAGGAAAGAAAAGTAAAGTAAAGGATTGCCCTGATTATTCGGCGAATAATTATGATGTTCCTTTATGGAAGCAAAATTCAAAAGAGGGTTTTCAAGAATATCTTCGTATTGCCGAACCCGAATTCGATAAATTGAGAAACGATTACAATTTCATTGCTGATAAAAAAAGATTCTACCCTAAGATAAATATTCAGAAATCAATAGATAAAATGTGGGAGGAATATTGGGGGACCGAAGCGGGATGGAATAAACGTAGAAAATCGCAATCTGTCGATCTGAATTGGAAACGTACAATCGAAACAGGGCTCTCTATGCCACTAAATCAGGTTAAGATACCCTACGGGGAGCCTGACCCGGAGATCGTGGCTATAAAGGCAAGAGGAATAGAAATATGAGACGAGGATCAAGAGGTGAATCAAGGGAAATTCAGGGACACGAGACAATCGAGTCTATTTTCGGAAACGCTCATAATAGAGATACCGAATCGTTGAAAGACGATCCTACCTACCGGGAATTCAATAAAAAAATAAGAGAGATCCATTCGGTTGCCGAAAACATGATGATTCCTATTGGGGAAGCCCTGCAGATGATGCTCTACAATTTCGGCTACTGGTGGGATACAATACCGTGGAACCGTATGGATGAAATGAAAGAGTTTGTTTTAAATAACGGAGAAACACGATATAAAATTCTCGATGAAGATTTGCATAAATATCTTTTAACGACCGGGTACTATAAAATGGGTAGAGGTATAGTTCCTAAAGAAATGACTGCGGCGTTTTGCAGGAATACTTTTGAAATGATGGATGATAAAAGACCGAGCGAAGAAATATTAGAATTAGGTATATCGATTCAATTCGCAGGTAATTATCGGAAACCGGAAAAGTCTGTCTGGCAAGAATAGATACAAAAAATCTGGCCCGCTAACCCAGTGAGGGTGAGGCGGGATTTGTGTAAAATTATTTGAAAGGTATCTGAATAAATGTCATGGCTGATATCACGAGTATTGATGGAGAATTACGCGAGCTCGCGCTATTTGCCGGAGCTGGCGGCGGAATACTCGGAGGAACGCTCCTCGGATGGAGAACGGTTTGCGCTGTCGAAATCGAGCCGTATCCCGCAAGCGTATTGTGCCAACGACAAAATGACGGCATTCTCCCGCCTTTCCCGATTTGGGATGACATTCGAACCTTTAACGGAAGGCCGTGGCGCGGAATTGTTGACGTGGTTTCTGGCGGGTTTCCGTGCCAAGATATCAGTTCCGCCGGCAAGGGCGCAGGAATTGATGGCAAGCGAAGCGGACTATGGAAAGAAATGTTGCGAATCATTGGCGAGGTACGACCTAAATTCGCACTCGTGGAAAACTCACCAATACTCACTGTTCGGGGGATTGAGCGAGTTTTCGGAGATCTGGCCGAGATGGGGTTCGATTCGGAATATGGAACTATTTCCGCGGCAGTCGCCGGAGCACCTGACATTAGAGAAAGAATTTGGATACTGGCCTACCCCATGCAAAATAGATTCAACCTTGCAAGCGGTGAACAGCCGAGTGGAAATGTTGAAGAAAGGAATTTTTTCCCACGATGGTGGGGGAAACTCAAAACTGCAAGATTGGTTGATGGCCTTCCTCCCATCATGGACATTGAACCGCAAGCCGCGGCAATCATTGGTAGAGTGGATGATGGGTTGGCCGATCAGGTGGACCGACTTGCAGCCATTGGCAATGGACAAGTACCGGCAGTGGTGCGACTCGCATGGAATATCTTGATAAATAGAATAACCAGGGATTTAACGAAGGTTTATTGAGAGGAAGAATATGAACAAAATAAAAACGTTCCCGATAAGAAAAGATAATTTCATAATAGACAAGGTAAGAGACGCCGAAGAGTATTAAATATCAAGGAAGTTTTCGAAAGTATACTCCGCTAAATGCTGGAACAAAGAGGTTGCTGAAATAATAAGGGTTGCTCTTGAAAATGATGAGAAGGTGAACGGGAGAAGGGTTTAAGGAGGGGATTAGGATGAAAAGTTTAGATGCCGAACAGACAAAACTATTTAACGACAAAATAGAATATATACACGTTGAATCTGTAATTGGTTCAGGGTACGAAAGCCAAGTCGCCGATCTTGCGTTGAGAGACAAGGTAGCATATCGTGCCGCCAGAAAAAACATGCAGATTCATTCTGCAATCATACTTAAAATAAATGACGCATTCAGCGGGTTCTTTACTTTCCAAATTAATCATGAAGTTGGTGAATTTTGTCTACTTCAGTCTGCAATGGAACTTGATCGTAAAGACAAAGAGATATATAAAAAAATGCTTTTAGAAATAATAAAACAAAATACTTTTGGGTACCCAATGATAATGACAGTAAGCACGAAGCACGATCTTGAATGCCCAGCGGTTTTATCTTCAGTTGGATTTAAAACATATCTTGAATTAAGCGGATTTGAATATATGGTATATGGGACATTTGAACAGATAAGAATGAAAAGACTTGCTCATGCCACGATGACTAATACCTGGAATTCAACGAAAGCCGATTGGCTTAAAATGAAGAGAGAGTGGAATGAAAAAATTGAAAAATCTGGAGAACTATACGGAATAAAAAATCCCAAGTTCGCATCCCGTGATGGATGCTGGCAGGGGATTAATGGTATGGCTAATATAGTGTTGGCTTCTCATAAGATCGAAAACGATGAAATAACAATAGACAAAGGAAAAACATTAAACGGAAACGCCTCTGTTCTTGATCCGGTTGCCTGTGAAGTTATATTACGGTTTTTTATGCCAAAAAACGGGCGGCGCATTTATAACCCATTTGGAGGCGGGGTTCAAATGGGGTTTGTTTGTGCAAGTTACGGATACGAATATGTTTCTTCAGAAATAAGACAAAATCAATGTGATGCAAACAATTTAATATGTAAAGATTTAAATAGTGCAAAATGGATTAAAAGCGACAGCTCAAAATATATACCTGACGGATCGTTTGATCTTTGTTTTTCATGTCCACCATATTATAAAGTTGAAGAATATCTTGATTATGACGGAAAATCTCCAGAAGGAGAGTTAAATTCAATACCAACATACGAACAATTTAGGGATACATTGTTTGAAGGATACAAAAAAGCAATAGGGGTATTAAATGGTAATTGTTTTTTTGTTATCATGACGGGGGACTCAAGAGACAAAAACGGATCATATTACGGATGTGAAGCAGAACATGAAGTTTTTATTAAGCAACAAGGACTTTCAATATACAATAAAATAGTTTATCTTGAGTGCGAGTTTACCCGCCTTGCACAAGCAAAGGTAACGCTTAATTACAGAAAATTTCCAAAAAGAGAGCAAAAAATAATTGTTGCATACAAGGGGGATATTTCAAAAATAAAAGAATTGTATCCCCCAATTGGTAGGTTATAATGAACGTATTTAATAGTTTTTATAAAAACATAAACAATAGAAAATACAACACCTGGTGTAAGTACAAAAAACGAATTGATACTTACGGGTGCGGATGCGCTCACGATTGCAAGTATTGTTATGCAAGGGCACTTTTAGATTTTAGAAGAAACTGGAACTCTGAAAAACCTAAAATCGCATATATCACAGAGATAGAAAAAACAATATCTGAATTGTCAAAAACCGATGTTATAAGAATGGGTAGTATGACAGACTGTTTTCAACCAGTAGAAAAAATAGAACGGGTAACTTACGAAACAATAAAAATTCTAAATCAGTACAGCATTAATTATTTAGTTGTGACTAAATCATCGCTTGTTTCCGATGAAAAATACCTTAAACTATACAACGGAAACTTGGCGCATTTTCAAATATCAATATCATCTACAAGCAATACGCAGTGTAATAAATACGAAAATTCATCACCAATAACTGAAAGAATAAAGTCCGCAGAAAGGCTATACGAACTTGGGTTTGATGTAAGCATTCGATTAAGCCCTGCACTGTACCAGTTTATTGATTTTAGAATACTAAACGATATAAAATGCGATAAAATATTAATTGAGTTTTTAAAAGTTAATCATTTTATAAAAAAGTCATTCAACATAGATTATTCTGATTATTCATTAAAATATGGAGGATACAACAATTTGCAACTTGCCAAAAAAATTGAAATAGTTAATAATGTTTCAGGATTTAAACAAGTCAGCGTAGGTGAATATGTTAAAGAACATCATGAATATTTTTCTAAAAATGTTAATTATAACAAGGGCGATTGCTGTAATTTGAATTTAGTTTTTGATAAAAGTTCAATTGAGGGTCAACAAACAGAGCTACCCCTATGATCGAAAAACTCTTTCCCACTCTCGGAATGGCGATAAACATAATTGCCGCCGTATTTTATCTTGTCAAAGGTAAATAGGAATGGTCGTTATACTGGGTGTTGGCTTGTGGATTAACCTTTGTCGCAACCTATTTAATGGATAAGAAGTGAAACTATTCAAACGCAAATTCGAGCTAAAACTGTTCGGCATTCACATCGTTCTTTCGGTATCCACCTATCGATACGGATACAAACGCGGAGACAAAAAGGAAGATCCGGTTGTAGCGGAACAGACTGATTTGTTCAAAACGGATGAAAAAAAATGAACCTGTCGGAAGTTGAAAACTCATCCCTATCAGAGGACGCGAAGCGCCAAATAATGGCAGCGTTCTCTGGTTCCGATAATTCAAAGCCATCAAAGATGAAGAACAAAATAACGATTATTGACGGAATAAAATTCAGATCGAAGCGGGAAGGTAAGTTTTATTGCGATTTGAAGATACTTAAAAAAATAGGAGAGGTTGAATATTTCAAAATGCAAGTTCCGTTCATCGTCGGAATCAACATCAAATACTTTTTAGATTTCGAGGTCCATTTTGCAGACGGTCGCATCGAGTATTGGGACGTAAAACCAAGAGAAAAGGATAGTAAGCGATTTACTACCCCACTTTATAAACTGAAAAAGCAGTTGATGAAAAAGTATTACGGAATAGAAATAATTGAAAAGTGAGGAATTAAAATGCCAAGCGTAATATCGAGCAGGTTGGAAGTTCATAATAAACGCAGATTGGAAGTTTACAATAAATACGGAGGAAGATGCGCGTATTCAGGAACTCCATTAGAACCAGACTGGCAGATAGATCATTTTGTATCAAAAAGAGAATGTTGGTTTTTAAGAAAAGATCCCGATGAGCCAAACAATCTCTATCCTGCTCAAAAAATAATCAATCATTATAAAAGGGCGTTGTCATTAAGTCTGTTCAAGATATTTAGGATGAATGATTTACATAAAAAGCTTGCAAAACTTCCGAAGAATCCAAGAACGGAAAAAGGATTAAGAAGAAAAGAATATATGTTAAAGTTGGCTTCGTATTTTGGGATAACACCCGACAAACCGTTTAGTGGAGTATTCTATTTCGAGGCTTTCGATAAGCCGATGGAGGGGAAATGAGAGCTTTCTGAATTGAGAATGAAGAAACTAAAGGAAAACCTTTTGGCATCGAAGAAATGAATAATTATCCATACATTTACTCATGGAAAAATAATGAGAAACGCAAAACTATGTACGGCCGTCGATGCCGGATCTATGCGCGGGGAACCATGAATAGCAGGGGAATCGAATTTGAAAATGGACAGAGAGAAATTGTTTCTGGGAACTCATTGAGAAAGGACAAACAATGAAAAGGCTTTACGTTATCGAAGTACAAGACAAAAAAACTAAAAAATGGAAAATGTATTTAGACGGACTTTATCATTCTACAAACAAAAATGCGGCGGAATTAGCAGCAAAAAAACTTCAAATTGAAACTGGGTTAAAGCTAAAGCCAATGGAATACTGCCCGAAATAAATATCACACCTTAAGAAATAAAATGCTTTTTGAATGAACTTTGATTATATTAAGAAAGAACAAAATTGAACCCGTTACAGAACCCGTTAAACGATTTTGAAAACATTGGTCCTGCGCCCCTTGCCTCCCAGGTGGATTTTAACGGGTTCACACTATGCGAGGGGCCGGGCCATATTTTGAAAGGAACCATAATGACACTAACTCAAATAATAGCCGAAAAAATGAACATTCATCCCGACAAAATAACACCCGCGACGCTTATTAAAGACCTTGAGGCCGATTCGCTTGACTGCGTCGAACTCATCATGGCGTGTGAAGATGAGTACGATGTTTTTATTACCGACGAAGAGGCGGCAACGATTAAAACGGTTTCTGATTTAGCAAGAGTTCTTATTGCACAGGAAGTTACCGAAGAAGCATTAGGAATTAAACCATAGGCTATCGGGCCGAGGGTTTTGTTTTGAAGGTGAAAAGGAAAAACTTTTATAGTATGAACCACATTTTTCATAATGATAGTATAGATAGGGAGATAAAAGGAAGAAACCTTCCTATGCATAACGCATTTAATTTGATATCAAAAAAGGCAATAGTATGTTACTGTGGAAGATTCCCGACCTTTATGGATATGCCAACAATACAGGGTAGAAGTATGCATTTTCTGGAATGTAAATGCGGGGAAAAGGGAATTGTTGTTTATGATGGAGAAATGTATTCAGAAGAATTTGTTGATATGGCAATTGAGGGGTGGAACAAAAGAAAAGAATTTAAAAATAGTGGTATAACTGAAATTTCGATGATTAAATAAATAAGGAAAAACTATGGCAAAAACCGTAATGATACAGGGAGATAGCGGAACCGGGAAAAGCGCAGCATTAAGAAATCTTGAAAAAGAAAAAACAGTGTTGGTAAATATTCTTGGTAAGCCACTTCCTTTTAAAGGTGGAAACCTTATCGATTCAATTACTACCGATGAACCTAAAAAAATAGACGATGCACTGTTAAAAATAAGCAACAGTGAAAAACGTAAAGAAAAACAAATAATTATCATTGATGATTTTCAATACATAATGGCTAACATGTATATGAAAAGCCTTCTTGACCCAAGAACAAAAGACAGTGAGTTTCAAAAATACAAAGAGATCGGATATGCCGCGTGGAACAATATCAGAACAGCCCAATCATTACGAGACGATATTATTGTTTTCTTTTTAACCCATACTGAAATTGATTCAAACGGTAGAACTAAATGTAAAACAATTGGAAAAATGCTTGATGAAAAAATAGTTCTTGAAGGAATGTTTACAATAGTTCTCAATACTATTATTCATCCTGATAAACAGGGAGATGAAAGGTATTGTTTTCAAACTCAAAATAATGGAAACAACACTACAAAAAGTCCTATGGGGATGTTTGAAACTGAAGAGATACCAAATGACTTACAAATAGTAGTCAATGCAATTAAATCTTATTATGGGGGTGTAATATGAGTGGTTTTACTTTTGACAAAACAAGGGCAATGAAAGCGGATGAGGGTGGCTATATTTCAACAAGTGATGTATATGTTGGAGTAATAACAAAAATGATCTGGTTTTCAAAGGAAAGCGGGTCGGGTGGGGTAGAACTTTCACTCGAAACTGTGGACGGTGAAAAATGCAATTATGTTCAAATATACACAAAAAACAGAGACGGATCTGAAAATTTTGCAAAAGTAAAAATTGATTCATTGGCTGGAATACTTGGTCTTCCGTCTATAACTGCAGTTAAAACAGGAAATATTATTGAGTTCCCTATTGTTTATGGAAAAAGAATAGCGTTCGCACTACAGCGAGAAGAATACAGAAAAGAAGATAATTCGATAGGTTGGAAAATGAATCTACTTCATTTCTTTTATCCAGATACCCTTCAAACATATAAAGAAAAAGAGTACGCCTCACCACCAGAAACAAGTCAGAAAGAAATAAAAGATATTTTAATTGATCTTAGTGGTCAGAACCAAAAATCCGCACCCGCATCACAACCGAACAATGCATCAATAGAAGATGACGATCTGCCATTTTAACATTATTTGCCTTGGGGGTTTTATGCTTCCAAGGCACCGGGAAGAGATAGGGCTGGAGATAAGTAAAAAAATTTTCGAGGGATGAAGAAAAATAACGCTTTTTAAAAAACATAAATGTATATTATACAATATGAAAAAGAAACAAGGTCAACACATAGCAATAGATAAAAAGTATGCAACCATGTTTAAAACACAAAGCGCAATACTTTTTCCGCTCGAAAAAGGAGTCCGTGGGCCTAAAGGTTCATGTGGAAGGTTTCTTGTAATTGCTGGTATTATGTTGGCAAAAAGGATTAAGATACAAAGTGGTCCAAATAAAGGGAAACGCATGTTTTCCGACGAATATTTAAAACCACTTATGCCTAAAAATATCGATTTAAAGATGTATAGTTCGCACTTGATGTAGTTGTGTACAATGTCAAGTGCGGCCTTGTTATAGGCAAATAGCTGGAAAGTGTTCATTCTATGAGCAATATTAAAATAACCGAAGAGCAGGTTAAGGCTCTTATCGAAGCGTCTACGATAGAAGATACGAAGCTTGGCGCAAAATCAACCGTTGTGTCGGTAACTCTTCCAAACGGTTTTGTTATCATTCAGTCATCGTCCTGTGTCGATCCTGAAAATTACGACCACGAACTTGGTAAGAAACTGTGCCTTGATCGTATTCGGGATAAAATATGGGAGTTAGAAGGTTATCGCCTTCAATCGTCTTTAAACCAATAACTCGCTATTTGCAGATAATTAGGAGCGCACTTGACACTATACACAACACAGGCAGTACGCAAGCCGGAGGAACCGGCCAGCGCACGTGCCTGAACCCGTTGTGTGAACATTATCCGGCGAGTCTTTATTATAGGCCGCCGAAAGGAGCTTTAAGTTATGTCAAGCGACAAAGAATTTATTTGCACCCTTCATTCTCAACACCGTTGTGAAGAACTTCGATCTTATTCCCGGCTATGTGAGTTAAAAATCGATCACAAGTATATTACGAAAAGTTGCAAATATCGTCTCGAAGCAGTAGTGATATCGGCGGCAGAACAAGGGGAGTCGCCGGAAAACGTCACACAACAGCCGTTAAAAGCAGGGGCTGAAGCCACATCCGAAACGGACGTCTTTTAACGGCAACCCGTT